CGCAGCAAAATCGAATCATCTTGTCCCGTCATAGCGACGTACGAATACGAGTGGGACAAATCAGTGACTCCCTATAAAAGGCAGTTTACTGTTTTGTCCACCTTCGACAACGTACCCGCTGTGGTTAACTGGACTTATCCCAATCAGTTTCCTTCTTTCAAGGAGGAGATCTGGGATAACGTAGGTACAGACGGCGCTTATCGCGACTGCCTGCATACTACGGAGATGAATAGCTTTAGCAACCTATATCAGGACCACCGGTTCACCGGATCTGGAGGCGGAAACGCTTCCGTTCGGGGGATCAGTAATAGTCCTCATAATATAGTAGCTATTGCGAAAGCCCTACGGAGTGCACCTGTGATTGATATGGACGCGTACGCCGCTCAGGCGTGTGCGTTTATGTTACCACGGTTGAATGAGAACACCAGTCTGGTGAACTCCATTCTTGAGTTGAAAGATCTCAAGCACTCAAATCCCTACGGATCGATGCGTCGGTTGCAGTCCAGGCATTTAAGCCTGGCTCACCTTAGCAGAGACCCGCAAAGTCGAAAGGCCTTCCTAAAGGAAACCACCTCTCGACTGAATAATGCGCATTTAAACGCGCAATTTGGGATCGTCCCGTTTGTAAAGGACGTTGTAGGAATATACGATGATTTGACCTCTCTGGCCTTCCGGCTGGAGTGGTTGAAGCGCAATGCGAATCGACCGCTTGAACGACACTATAAACGTGTTATTCCCGCTTCTGCGGGCGTTCATGCGGACACGGCATGGAGGTCGTCGACAACGACTAATCTCCCCTGGGTCAATAATATTGCCTCAGATAATGTGCCGGGTCCGATCCCTCGCTCACCGATTTGGTACAAGTGTGCCAATAGGTGGACTAAGAGACCGGTGTATCATGCTACGATGAGGTATAAGTATACCTTACCGGAGTCGGAAAGTGCTCTCGCGGAGGTGTATGCGCACCTAGACACTCTAGGGGTCCGTCTGGACCCTGCGATCGTCTGGAATGCGATTCCATTCTCCTTCGTTGTCGACTGGGTAGTCGATGTGAGCGGTTGGCTTGGCTCTTTCGCCAAGGACAACTTTCCGATTGATGTCGTCATTACTGACTTCTGTCATTCGTACAGTTGGCGTAGTGAAATGTACGTCGAGACCGTATATGGTGATCGACCCGACCTCTCGTCTGCTACCTATGGTAGCACTCGAGTTGTTTCGGATCGTTTCCACCCTCTATACACTGGTTCTCGTTCGTACTACAATCGTGTTCGGGCGAGCCCCGATATCCACACGATTCGCACTAAGGCGCCTACGCTAAGGCAAGCTGCCCTTTCGGGCAGTTTGTTGTTAGCGAGAACGTCTTATGGCAAAAGTACGGCCTACCAAAACTTGACAAAGCTTCATAAGAAGCTTCCCAGAGTTCCGTAGGCTATACACGTCACCGGCTGTTGTACTTTCGCCCATCTCTTTCAGAGGTGGGACTTTCGAATTTGCTCCTTGGCTTTGGTGATGTCCACTAGAACACAAACTTAACTATAAAGCTAAATCCATGTTAACTCAAGACTTGGTCGTAACCAGCAATGCTGGTTCGATCACACTACCAGGTTCGTCTGGCGCAACTACGTTCGCCATGATCACGAACCTCGTCGGATCAACTACTAAGCGGCGTGTCGCTGCTACGGCCGGTACTACACCTCAGACCCTGTCCATTGGACATTCTAAGGCTGGTGTCGGCTTCAAGCAAAGGACACGTTCCGTGGTGCGGATGGACTACACGGCGAACAATACCGATATCGCTGATACCGGTAACGTCACGCCCGCTGCGTCCGTCTACATCGTCTTAGATCGCCCCGTCCAATCGGGTGGGGCTATCACAGACACCATTCTGAAGACTATGATCGGGGGGCTCCTGCACGTCGTTATGGCGTCAGGGCAACTCGACAAGCTTCTGAATGAGGAGGGCTAATCCGTCCTCCAGTCACCCCTAGTAGCAGCAGTCTAAAGCATCCGTAATTGGCTCTGCAATGAACTACTGTGAACGGGGTTGTTGATCGATAGTGGCTTGGGTTTGAACATCCAAGTTAGGATCGTCTTGAGAGCATGCTTATATTAGCTGGTCGACTACCACACATTAGTATGGAAATCAATAACAGCCGTCCCCGTAAGGGGGACACGCGGGAAGGGACATATGAGCCCTCTACCCACACATCCCTCTATTTGGGACTTATAGGCGCCACTCTTCAAGACGTGGCTAGTGTCTGCAATTATCCAGAAGTCGAGCGTCAGCGCGATTTTGTAGAAATACAACGTCGCACTGACTCTGAGGGGTTATGTTTCTTAACAAAAACACTCCCCTCCTTTGCTAAAGCTGTTGACTTGGCTCTAGCAACTGATACCCAGCTCTCTATACCTAGCTTTAAAAGGCAAAGGTATAGTCTAATACCGAGATTTCTCTCGGCATTAGTTACTGAGGTATTCGACCAGGATGGTTGGGAACGCAGTGATGCGTCCCCACTGGCACTTCGATCGATACGGCAGATTGGATTCTTGTTTTACAAGCTCCAATTACCGATGGACGAGAAACTAAGCGATGAAACCATCACTAAGTTCAAGAATACTGACGCTGCCTTGGCGTTTGACGCTAAGGCTTTGTCTCCCTATGATCAAGAGGTCTGCAAACTTGCTCGCATTCTCATTTCGAGGGTGCTGGCGAGCGTGGATCCTCTGTGTAAGCGTAACTTTACGCCGAAACATGGTCCCGGGGCCGTCGCGACCGGTGAGAAGCCGTGGGAGAAGCCGAAATTCAAAAGGTACTACAAGGCGTTAGCCTCGAAGTTCCCTTATGAAGATCACTTCCACTACAACTTATCTCACTTATGCGATAGGCTCGGGGAATTCTTGTCTCTCGAAGAGTTGGAGGCCGGCACGGCGAAAGTCGTGCTGGTACCAAAAGACTCGAGAGGACCTCGTCTAATATCCTGTGAACCGCCGGAATACCAGTGGATCCAACAGGGGCTGATGAACGTTATGGTGAAAACCATCGAAGATCACTCCCTGACCTCAGGTCACGTGAATTTCACGGACCAGGAGGTTAATCGGAAACTGGCTTTGCACGCGTCGCGAGACGCTAGCATGGCGACATTGGATATGAAGGACGCGAGCGACCGGGTAAGTACGAGCCTTGTTCAGGCTCTCTTTCCCCAGCCGTGGGTCGAGGCGCTTTTAGCGTCCCGATCCGTGGCGACTCGCCTTCCAAACGGTGAGACCATGCCTCTGAAGAAGTTCGCACCGATGGGTTCAGCAGTTTGCTTTCCCGTCGAGGCGCTCATATTCTGGGCACTCTCAATTGCCACGATCACGTGCGCGAATCAGAATTCGCGGGTTGTGTACATACCTTACGACCCCCAAGAGGGGTTCGCTCGGTGTGTGTGTAAACCCGCGATCTCAGCCGAGTTGGCCCTTGAAAGGGCCCTTAGCTCGACGTTCGTGTACGGCGATGATATCATCTGTGACATCGAAGACCAAGATGTCATCAGGCAGCACCTACCTCGATTTGGACTTTTGTTCAATGAGACTAAATGCTGCGTGGGCAGGTCCTTTAGGGAATCCTGCGGGTGCGACGCCTATAAAGGTGTCGATGTTACCCCACTGAAGATCAGTACCACATGGTGTCAGTCGTTACCTGGTTCGACCATAGTTAGTTGGGCGTCATATCACAATGCGTTCAATGAGCGTGGTTACTTCCACACTTGTGATTTCCTCGCAGAAAAGATTCTGGGGGAGAGAGTCATCCCGTACGAAGACTTTAAGTCTTCATCGGGCCTCGTCACATTGGTGGATTGCCG